TGACCAAGCGTTCCTGTGGGCTCATTAAATTTAAAATAAAGCTTTAAGTCTTCAGTTGCAAAAATATTTTTATTTTTAAATTTCTTTTGTGTCTCTTTTGTCCTATTTGAATGAAAAATCCTAAGTTCATCGAGTGCACCTGAGAATGTTTGCGTTGGCGTAAAATCGAGCGTAGTATAATTTGGGCCCATATGGCGGTGTGTAGTTCCGCTGCCAATCATTAACGGCGAAACTTGAAAATCAATATTGCCCATTCCGTAAGATGTAGAAGATGTTGCAAGGCGCTCTGTGTTTACAAAAATTTCTAAAAAATTATTCCCAGACTTCCGGTTGAATGTTGCGCATATATGGTTAAACCTACCCTTAACTATAGAGGCGCTTGTATGTAGCCTGGCTTCAGATCCGGATGTGATAGCAAACAAAATATTGCACGCAGAAGTGCTAGATGACTGTGAAAGACCCAAAGTTATCCCTTTTGTAGTGCCAGATAATTTTTGGAGTAGAACTTGATTTGAATTTGCGATCGCGGGGACAAAAAGCTCCATTTCAAAAGTTATTGACTTATTAAGCGGATCTAATATGTTGTCTCCGTCGGCGCGCTTAGAAAGGGTAGGAAAAGTAGATCCTGCGAAATCAACAACCTTGATATGTGATCCTTCAAGAGAACCCCCATGGGTGGATCCCGAAAAGAAAAGATAGCCTTTATTTGTTGGAAATTTATCGAAGATGTATTTTTCATATCCGGTCAAACCATCAAGAAACTCTATTCTTTCAGCATCTGATCCATCGAACGGATATAAATTGATGATCTTATCAAATGCGACATTAACAGAAGCCACCGCAGAATTAAAAAATACGTGATTTTCTAACCCCTCATAATCAAGAGAAATTTGCTGTGTTGACCTAAGACCTGTTCCTGGTTGATCGTATCTGAATGCGGTGTTTTTTATGATTCCGGAAGACTTTAGCGCTTCTTTATCTTGATTATATAGGACCCTAGTATTTCCGTCAGCTGCTCTTACTATATCAGAAGTAAAAACGGGGGGCGCGCCTTGTGTAAGCGATCTTTTACTTGACATTACGGATCAATCCTGAAGCTTCCGCCTATTTTTTCAAAAACTCTATCAACACCTGAGTCTTTTAGCAGGACATCAACTATGTAGCTCCTGCCTATCGGAAAATCATCTGTGAAAATATCGAAATACATCCCGTCAGAATCAGTCGAAAGGAGCGTGGCATTCCTGGATATTTCAAAAGGTATTACCACATCGTGGGAGTAAGCATCTCTAATTCTATAGAATGCTGACGTGTATATTTTGCTTTTTCTTTCTATCGGGACGCGATGGGCTACAATAGGCTCTGAATTGTCGAAGGCAACTACTCTCATTCGAACTTTATTACCTGTTCTATAAGAGGGACTCATATTAGAAATATTCCATGAAAGCACAGGATCAACATTGTCAAATCCTGAAGTGTTTTGCTTTTTAATTGTAAGAGATCCCGTAAAGAATCCTACAGATGCATCTAGAGACTGCCAAAAAGTAGTGAATGTTATGGATCCACTATCTCTTACATAGTCCGATAGCGACACAGAGCCGTATGTTCCCGTATTTACCGTCGATGTATCTCCACCCCAAATTGCAAAGGATGCTGAATATACTCCGGTTACAAAATTAGTGGATCTGCTAAATTGAGACCCAGTTATTATTTTGTTATAAGAACCTGTTGTAACCTTCACAAGAAGAGAATTATTTCCTTGTATTTGTGAGAGAGATGCTCCGGAGACGATATTTTTTAGTCTTCCTCTGATTTTATTGTTTAGAAATATAGATCCTGTTGAGTCAAAAAAGAAAGATTCGTGATGATCCTGTATAGCATCATTATACATTACTTCAAGACGAGGAGTTACATTCTTATTTGATGAATGTCTGGAAGAAAATCTTTTTACAAACCTTGTCTTTTTATCGGTTTCTTGAGTCCCAGAAAAAGATATTCTAAATCCACAGTCAGGTATTTGGCTGGATAAGGTAGCAGAAATAATGGTTGTAACATCTATGCTTAGATCCTCTGTTCCATTGGGAAAGAGTTGTTCCTTCCAGATATTTGCAATTCCATTTCCATCACTAAGATTTCCGCTTGAAATAATATCGATATTTGAAGAGCCTAAAAGACCCTGTGCATTTGCACCTGTCATGTTCCAGGCTATTGCAGTATCACCTGACACGCTTGATGTGATAAAGTTTGCTGCATCTAAATCTTGGAATTTGACCACATCCTTTCCTATGCCTTCGTCAAAAGACTTAGAAAGAGGAAAAAGTGCTAATTTAAAATTGCTAGGAAGCGTTTGGCCGCCCATCACATCAAACATTTTAATATTGCACTTAAATGAATTATCAGTATAGTCCAAAACTGATCCTGTGAGCTGGCGCAGAGGATTAAGATCAAACTTAATTAAAATTCTTGTAAGCTCTTTAGATTCTGACTCACCTGAGATATCTGACTCGTCAAAAAGCTTGAATAGGTCTAGCGTTCCTGCCTGACCTACGTTTGCATCAGTAGCTCTAAAATCATTATTGATAATTTTGTTGGTAATATATGTGTCTTTAGAGGCAGTTAAAATTCTATACATGGTTTATCCTACAGGGCTGTTCCTCTGATGTCGAAGTCATCAAACTTTAATTCGAATATTCCTCCTGGGGGCGGGAAAACAATACCCTTTCTAGTTTGGGATAAAACATTGAAGGTAGAGTTGGAATATTTTCTCTTTTTAAATACTCCGCTAAGATTCCTTATTCTTAAACCTACTACAGATAAAACTCCGGGTGTATTAAAAGCTAAGTTTTCCAAATCTGAGAGTATTATTGGTTGGTCTATTTGAAAGTTTTCAACATCCATATATACAGACACTTTATCAATTACATCTTGAAGAACAACTTCTTGACTAAAATTTGGATCTACAGCTACTTGAAAATCAATTCCTACATTAAGAACTTGAGCATCTAAAATATCGATAGCATCAGAAATAAGCCTAAACTCATTTAAGTATTTGACAAGATTCTTTTTAAGCGTGTCGGGAGACATGATCAAATTGCCTCCGTCGTCGCGACTTATCACGAAGAGCTGACTTGCATTAGGGTTATTTTCATTAGGTCTAATTCCGGCCCTAAAAACGCGACCGAATTGCGCCGGCAAAGTATAGATTCTTGCTAGCAAATCTTGCTTTGTCACTATTCGGGATTGCGCATTTCTAGCAGGTGCAATTTTTGACCTAAGCTCGTCAATTGTCGGTGCATTAGATCCTCCTGTGGCAGGTGACTCATTTGTGCACTCTATGGAAGACCTTATGTCTCTTGCAACCGCCGCCGATACTGACTCGTCGAACTCCATTGCAAGTGTTTGAATTCCTACGATTGTTTCTGCGCCCACGTTGTGATCTAATCCGCCCCCAAAACGATACCGGACTGTTAAGGCTGTATTCCTAGGGGATATTCCCAAGGTAGAAGTGTTAAGAAGCGCGCCGGGGTCGATTGCAAACCTTGAAAATGACTTCTTGCCATAAAGAGGAAGAGAAAGATTGCTCGGGTCAGGTATTGCATCTGAATCTGATGAAGTTTCGTTACCGCTTCCAAACCTTATCGTCGTCTCCTTTGTTTGAAAATCAGCCTCTGATACAAACCGCCTAGTTGCAAATCTAAGATCTAGATTCTCTTTTACTATAAGATTATCATCAGATAGGTTTACTGTGGATGCGAATACTGTGTCTTGTGCAAGTGCCTCTACTTCATAGTATTCATTTCCATTGGTGTCGAAGATAGAAAGAATTACATTTACATCTTCATTTGACAGAGTGATTGTTCTAAACGGGATGTGCACGTCAGGTATGGTAAAAACTTCTTCTGTTTCTAATCCTGATGCGCAAAGCCCATTTAAAGAAAGAGTATATGTTCTAGGTGCACCATCAGTATCTGTAGTCAAAACTTTTACGCCGGCGACTAAATTTCCATTTTTATCCTTCTTAGAAAAGTCAAGATCTTCTGTAAGGTTAAAATTAATATCTCCTGTCGAAGCTATCGTACCCTGCTTTATTACAGGTAGTGCGCTAGACTGCGGCTGATAGATTGACCCTTTTCTTTCTGCGGGAACTTCGATCAAAAACTTTACTGTTGCAACTGCTGGGCTAGCACCTTCAATATCAACCCCTGCCATTCTCAGCATTCTTTCAATGTTTTCTTCTTCTACTGCTGTATCAGGATTGAGTTCTTTAAATTGGTGATCTAAGTAAAAAGAGTTAACATCACCAACATATGCGGCTAAATCCAAAAGAAGACCTCCAACTGAAGCCTCTGAAAAATCTTGTATTTTATCTGCGAAATAAGTTCTCGCATATTCTAAAAGATCACCCCGAAAAGATCCAAAATCTTTGTTTAGATAGGATCGCTGCCTATCAGGTAGAACTTTCTTTTTAGTATCATCTGCCACTATGCCCCTCCGACTATCTCAATGGAAAGAGATCTGGTTTTTACCTCAAGAGCAGGAACATCATAAGTTAACCTGACTTTTAAGCGAGATAGGCCATCTCCCTCAGGTGACTGGAACTGACTTTCAAACTCTTGTAGATCTATAAAAGGTAAATATTTTTGAACTGCGGTCTTTATCCTTACCATTGCTTCTTCTTCTATGTCAACTTCTGCAGTTGACTCAAAAACCAAGGGTAAAAGATCTGCTCCGAAATCATAAAATCCTAGTCTTTCCCCGTGATTAGTCAAAAGCAAATTCTTTAAGTTGTCTTGTATTTGGTCTATGGGGGTGTAGTGCATAGAGAATATGCCCTCTTTAAGAGTTCCAAGCCTCAAGGGAGTTTTAAAC